TAGGCTGATCGTAAGAATTTTGTTCCCAGAGTATATTTATCTTGTCTTTAACTTTCTTTGTTAAGTAATCAAACCACTCATAAACCTCATCAGGTTCATTACCTGTATCAGCAAATATAGCGTAATCTACAGGTTTTATTTCTTGATTGTAGATTTTCATTAACAGAGTTGATGATTGAACTCCTGCACCTAAGGAAAGTATTCTTAAATCTGGATCAGTGTCAATAATTTTTTCATGTCCCAATCTCATTTCTTTAAGATAGCTCATAATTCCTCTTCTAAATCGTCCCAACCATAGACTTCACAAAATATTTCATGTTTATTCTTATAAAAAAGAACATGATCTTCATACTTAATAAGTTTAGTGGATTCTTCTCCTGTAATGTTTTTCCACATTAGTCATCTCCAGGAAAGTTAGGATTACCTCTATACTCTTCATATACTTTTCTTTCATATAAATCTTCCATTGATAGATATAATTTTTTAGCAACAATATAACCTTTAGTGATTAACCACCTGTAAGGTGCAGTGAAGATTCTATCTTCCCAATATAAAAATTTATCTTTCATTCTTCTTCTGTAAACCACTCTTTAGGAAAACCTTCTTTTCTTTTTTGCCTTTCCCATTTAGATAGTTCAATCCAATATTTAACTCTTTCAAGTAAATTATCTATGGCTGTGATAAACCGAAACCACATGTCCCATCAATCTCCTCATCACTTGTGCAATCTTCAGGCACAATGTTTAAGTTGTTTAACTCTGCTTGAGTGTATCGTATTATCTGCCAATCTTCCAGAGTATCAATATCTAAGTTGATTTGTTCTTCAGTTGTGTACCAAGTTATGTTACCATCAGCATCCATACTTTTAATATATCCTTTAACATCGTGATCATCGCATCTATTACCATCACACCAAAAGTTATATTCAACATTAGGTTGAGATAAATCAGGTCCATGGAAAATTGGTAAAGGTCCTCCGAGCTGTGGTAAGAAGCCACCACCCATAAGCATTACTATCATTAACTTAATCATTATTCTTCTTCTCCTTCATCTACAACTTCTACTTCAATAGGAATATGTAGTGGAGGATTGACAAATTCAAGATCAATATACTCTCCATGCCTTGTTATTACTTTTATTATCATTTTATTCCTTTATCATATATCTACTATCAAATACAATAGTACCAAATTTTAAACTATTTGCAATACATATACCAACAAATTCAGCACAGGCAGGAACAACTGCATTCCCAAGTGCTTTTATTTTATTTACACGATCAGGTTCATTTTCTACTGTTCTGGGTACAGTTTCCCATGGTTCTATAAGATATTCGTCTTGATAAATCTTAGGATCTTCAGCTAATTGATTTTTAGGATTAATTCCTTGTGCTATTCTTTTTGTACTAGGTCTGCTACTAGATGCTATAGGTGTATGCCATTTTTGTTGTTTCCACTCAATATTTGTTACCTCTGTCATTTCTTTGTCATATTTTATTTCTGATAAAAATGGTTTTATTTTATTCCAATCTTCAATAGATGGATAACTAAATCCAGAGCTATCATACCTAAACCAATGTTCTATTGTAGATTTTTTTATGTCTGTAGAATCATTAAGTAACTTAACAGAAGTTACGCTTCTTAAGTAATCAACAAATTCTTTTTGTGGAGGCAGTAAATCTCTTTTAACCATTACATGATTTTTATACTCTTCAAAAAGTTCAGGATTTTTTAATATCTGATCTATAGCTATTTGATCAGCTAAGGCTATTTGAACTTTTTCTCCTGAAGCTCTATGAGTTTTTCCTTGCATCAGTTTAGTTGCATGCTTCATAGCATCTTCTTTGGAATCAGCTAATGTTGGAGTTCTCCAAGTGTGATCCGAGTTGTAAGACCAATAATTTGGTAGTCCTAATCTTCCTGCCAATCCTGGGGAAAGCCCATAAGAAGAGACACCCATTGACTGTTCAAGCGTTTCCCAATAAGTTCTGGGTTTCTTTCCCCCATGTCCTGTTCCAGAGTCGATCCATGCTTCCCTGCTTTCACTGAGGGAGCTTGTTTGTTTATTGGTTTCGAGGCTTGACTTGCTCTCGGAGTTGAGTAAAGTTTCCTGTTCTCTCTGAGATTCCCTGTACTTTTTCTCTTGCTCTTCTTGGATTTGTCTCCACGATATAGAGCGTTCTCCAAAGCTTCCCCTTCTCTCGGTTTCAAGTAATCCATAGTGTTCGGAGTTTCCCACGATGAAGATTCTTTCTCTAAGGTGCGAGGCATTAACCGAGGCTGCTGATACAATTTGCCATTCAACACTATACCCCCTATCGGAAAGGAAAGAAATAACTCTTGCGAATGCTCCTCCTTTTCTGCCTTCGTCATCTTTTGCTGTAAGGAGTCCTCTGACATTTTCTGCCACAACCCATTTTGGTCTAAGTACGCTAATGGCTCTCTCGAATTGATACCATAACATTCCTCGTTCATCTTCTTCACTCATTCCTTTCCTATTACCTGCGTAACTAAAACTTTGACAAGGAAAACCTCCTATCAAAACATCAACAGGTTCTAATTTACTAAAATCTACTTCTGCAATATCTTTATTTATTACAGTTGAATTAGGGAATCTTTTTTCTAATACACTACAACAGTATTCATCGACTTCAACTTGCCATATTGTTTTTGCATTAAAATCTGATAGACCTCTTTCTATACCTAGATCTAAGCCACCAATACCTGAAAAAAGACTACCTATTTTTATTTTTCTTCTCCCCATATACAGGTAGGCTGTGATTCCAATTTATTTCATGAGTCCATTCATGTAACTCTTTTCTAAATCTTCTTTTCATTACTCTCCTTCAACTGTTGTTCATCATTAGATAAATCTAAACAATCATCACAAATTATTAAAACATCTTTTTTTTGTAATGGTTCTTTACATAGTCTACATAATTGGACTGTTAGTATTGCTCTCTTTTCCATCTTCTCTCCCAATCTTTTGCATCTTCCCAACACCACTTACTACTATTCCAATCTCTCCACTGAGTTCTACCATAAATATCTTCAGCTAAAATACTTGCAAACATAATGTTGTAATAAGGAGTAAATTGTACTTTTGTTTGTTCAAATCCATGGCTTGATTTAGAAGTGGGACCTTCGTATGGTCGCCCATGACGAAGGATTACCCACTCGTTCCACCTAGGCAGATCATATTCCTCAGCAACCCAATTCCAGGTCCAAGGTACGAATTGCATAACGCCTGAATCGGAATTGTCATCACGATATGCAGTATCTTTTCCCCTACTTTCGCACCACCCAATTCTTACAGCAGTATCTATGTTTTCAAAATCAAAAAATTCTAAATAAAGGTCTGAATATTTTCTCATAGAAGAAGGTATTTCTCTTCTACATTCTAAAGATTGTTGAACAAATTGTGTTTCACTGCCTATTAGGGGTGTAGAAAAACTTGCTAAGAATAGCATACATTCAGCTATCATATTCTCCTTTGTTTGTGATATTTAGTCTACAATAAGCATTTCTGCGTCATTTAAGCATAAAGCTTTGGACTTTCCTGCTGTTGATCCTACATGAGAGTAGGAGGTTTTAGTTCCAACTGCTTTTACTTTATACACTTCTGCTTCGTGAGAGCTTAAGTAAGGATTCCACCTTACATGTATCATATACTCTCCTTTGTGGATTATCTCATCCTCAAAAGCAGGTGCTGTATCGACATAAGGTACTTCTACCAAAATATCTCCTTTTCTATCTGATAGTTAATTATAAACATAAAGTTTGCATTTGTGCAAGAATCTGATAAACTTTTTATATAGTATTGAAGGAGAACATTTGGACAACAAAAAAAGATTTACACCTCTAAAATTAACAAAAGAAGAAATTATCGAATTAATTCTAAGTGATCCAAGTAAAACAAACATTGAATGGGGTAATGAATGGGGTGTTTCTAGGGAAAGAGTTAGGCAGTTAAGAGTTAGATTTGGTATTCCTAGTGTAAAAGCCTTTAATCATGATGTTTTTAACGAAGCATTAAAAAGAATTGAAAATGGTTATGGCAATTTAAATGCTTCTTTATTTAAAGATATGCCAAATTTTGGTTTAAGAACTTTAAAGAATTGGATGGTAAATGATCAAAACATTAGAAGAGCAGTAGAAAGTGCTAATCAAAAAGCTTACAATAATAAATATCATCCACTTCAAAAAATGTGTAGTCAATGTGAAATTGTTTTACCTATAGATAAATTTTATAGTTCAAAAACAGGAAGAGACAAAAAAATGCACAAATGTATTGATTGTGATATTAAAACAGTTAAATACTACTACGATAAAAGATCTGTTACTGAACCTACTGTAGATAAAAAGCAATGTGCAATTTACAAAGATCTTGGAGAACTTCCTGCAGAATTTTTTCATAAATCAAGAAAGACTGCAACAGGATTGCAATATACCTGTAAACAATATGGTAAGGCTTACTCAAAGTATAAAAATATGTTTTTAAAAGCAAGTGCTATTGAAAACCCTTCACAAAAAATGTCAGAGTTAAAATTTTTAGGAGATTGGAAACTAAAAGCTTACAATGAGGGAAAACAAAACTTAATAAAAGATTTACAAATTTACAATGCAAAAGTGGAAGGTCAGAAAATCTTCGGTTAGTATTAGATATACTATCTGATTTGAAAATAGTCGGTGGGGAAAACTTTCACGCAAGTGAAGAGTAATCAGGCTCCATCGACTGTTTTCTTTTATCTCACAATTCTCAATGTTATAATTGAAATATGCCGAAACTTACTACTGCATTATTAAATCAATCTATAGATATTGAAAGACTTTCAGGTACAGATTCTATTGATGATAGAGGGAATATAAGCACATCTTTTTCATCTAGTTCAAGTTCTGTACAAGCTAGGATTCTTGAATCAAAAGACAATACAGAAGTTCTTGAAGGCAATCTAGAAGTTAATAATGTCAAACTTCGTGTCATTGTTCCTGCAGACACAGATGTAACAACTAGAGATAGACTTTCTTTTGACTCCAGGAAGTGGAACATTATTGGTATTAAAAATAAAAGAGATAGATTTGGAAACATATTTTATAAACAATTAGTTTGTGAAAGTGGTTACTAATGGCAAAACCTAAAGTAAAAGTAGAACAAGGATTAAAAGGTAGATCTTTAAGATCTTTCAGACTTGTTAAAGATGTTAAAAATAGATCTATGAACAGGTATCAAGTTAGACCTAGAGAACCTGGTCTTGAAATGCCTAAAACTCTAAATGAAGTAAGAAACTTTATTTATACATTTTCTGTAATGATTGAAGATGCCAACACTGTTATACCTGCAAAATTTTTAAAAGATCTAAATAGATACAATCTTAAGTTAGGTAGATTTTTGGGAGATACTAATGCTATTGGTAATACAGTTATGAGAAGTATTAGAGGTCATGAGTCTGCAGGTGTTGGTAAAAGAGCATTACGAAGAGTTGGAGGTAAGGCCTCAGGTGCAGTTATAGGATTAATACCTTCAGGACAAAATGTTGCTACTGAAGCCATATTCAGAGGTATAAGATCTCCATTAGGTGCAAACTTAACAAGATGGCAATCAAAGTTTATAAATAACTTCAACACCCCTTCTGCATCAAGTGCTCTAGCTGCGAATTTTACTAAATTGGCAAAAAGAGGAGAACTTTCAGCAGAAACAATTATTGAATATATTGCAAAAAAAATGAAAGAAAACACACCCCAAGATACCAATGCTTTATATAACAGTATAAAAGTAAGAAAGGGAAGAGTACCAGGTAGGCAATTAGTTTCTATTGGTAATATAAAACCAATGCCAGATCCCAATGTTCCATATCCTCACATCATTGAGTTTGGTATAAATAAAGGATTCAATAAAGGTGTAGATCCTAGAATACTTACAATGTTTCCTACACCTAGAAGATTTAATTACCTTAGAAATGTTACAGGTGCTAGACCTGAAGGAGATACTTATTTTGGTGGTTTCTATAATAATGACAACAGAGGTCCATACGAAAGAAGTAACAATATGCCTAGAAAAGGTGGCAACTATAGAAAAGGTGCAATGATGAGAACTGCTTTATTTAAAATTGTACAAGACTCTGTTAAGTATGGAACATTCAGTGTCGCTAGACCTTCAAATAAAAGAAATCCATTCAAACACTATGTATGGGACACTGCTGATGGTGGAGATTGGAGTTGGATAATCAAGGGTAGATATTCAATGAAAGACAACCCTGTACCTTTCTAATGGCTATAGCAAAACCTGATTCCGAAATACTTTTTAGATCTTGGGCTCAAGATCAGTCAATTATTACTGATGTAGTAAGTACAAGAATTGCTACAAGATTACCTTCAAATGCAACTTTGCCATTTGCAGTATTTAATATTATGGCTGAAGTCCCAGAAAACTTAAATGGTGCTCCAATATTTATAGCAAGCTTTTCTATAGATTGTTTTGCAGGTAAGTATGGATCAGATGGCAATAAAGGAAGTGCTGATTTTGCAAAAGCATACGAATTAGGAAACGCTATTGTAAGATGTGCTTTTGATTTTGCTCCTAAAAAATATTCAATTACAGGGACTGATGGTGTTATATATGGTTTCGATCCTATAGAAGGTCCATACAGGTTGGATGATACAGAGTCTGATTTGGCTCGCTATAATGTAACTATAGGAATGATTTATGGAGCAGCAGAATGAAGAAAATTAAGTTGAACCCTTATATCAGAGATTTTGACGCTATAAGAGATGAAAAGCTTGATCTTATCATAGGAAAAGATTGGGTAGAAGTAAAAGAACCTGATTGGAAGAGAATGAAAGAAGCTCAGACCAAACAGGGGGATGTTTTAATTCCTACTTTTATAGAAGAAAAAGAAGGTATGGGAGAAATTAAAAACCTTGTGGCAGAGAAAATCGAAGCAAGTGAAGAGATGGAAGAGCTTGAACTTGAGGATACCGACATAGTAAAAGAAGAGGAATGACAAGTTCCTCATAAGTTATAGGTAGGTATAAGTAATGGCACAAAGTATTACAGAAGTAATCTTGGGAACAGGTAACTTGTTTGTGGCTAATGAGAGTGATTTAAATGGTTCAAGTCCTAATGCGACTTTCCCAACCACTCCTGCAGACACACCAAGTGCATCTTATTGGGATAACATTGGTTATTCAGAAGGTGGTTTTTCCCTAGAATACGATAAGACATTTGAAGATGTTATGGTTGCAGAAGAGATTGATCCAATTAAGACAATCAAAACTGCACAAGAAGTAAGAATCACAGGAGAGCTTGCACAGGCTTCTTTAAGAAACTTAAAGTTCGCAATGGCAGGTGGTACAACTACTGCAGATACACCATCAGCAGGTTATACAGAATTAGTTCCTCCAACAACAGACAGTTTTGAAGAAAAAGGTCTATTGTTAAGAGTTAATGCTCCTGGTAATGATGAAGCTGGAACTGCTAAATTGAGAGACATCCAAGTCCCTCGTGCAGTTAATATTGGAGCTTTCTCAATGGTTCATGCAAAGGCACCTCAGAAGGTAACAATCACTATTGAATATAAAGTGTTGAAACCAAACTCTGATGCACCTTTCAGCAATATATTTAAAGTTATAGATACTGTTTAATCAGTATTTAGAAAGATAGGAGAGTTATGTCCGAATTTAAGGATTTCGATAAAGCTTATGAAGAGCTTATAGAAAAGAAACTAGAATTTAAGGTAGCTGGTCAGAAATATAGCATTCCTGGTCAGTTACCTGCTAGTGTGGTTCTTGGTCAACTTGCAATCTTAAATGATGCAGGAGAACCTGATCCAAGTCAAGTAGGTAAATTCTTAGAAGAGCTTTTAGGAGCTGATGTTCTAGAAGATATGATCGCTAGAAAAGTTTCTTGGAAGCAATTGGAAGAGTTATTAAATTGGCTATTGGTTGAATATGCTGTAATTCCTAACCCAGATGAGGTTGTGGAAGAAGCAGATGAGGATCCTGATAGCCCAAAATAAGTATCTCTATTGATGATGTCTTAGAAAGGTTTTCATCAGTAGAGGCAGACTTTCATCGCTTCTATAAAATAGATCCAATGTCCATATCTTGGAGAAAATTCAAAGTTTTACTCTTTTCTTTGGTATCCCAAGAATCTTCTTTCTATGCTCCTTACCATCAAGAGATGTATGAAGAGATGAAAAGAAAAAATGACAGAGAATCAGATTTTACAAAAAACAAGCAAAAAACAAGAGTATCTCTTGATGTCGCAATGAATGAGTTAGGTATGGAAAGTTAGATATGGTTGATTACGCTTTAACAAGTAGTTTAGATACAGATACCTCGAAAGCTCAGTCTAAAATTTCGACCTTTTTAGGTCAAACACAACAAAAATTTACTAAGATGCTTTCTTCTGTATCTGCAGGTCTGCAGGTTGCATCTGTAGCTACATTCGCAGGATTAGTTCTTGCTATGGTTGGTGGTACAGCCGCAGCAGTCAAGTTTGAAAACGAGTTTGCAAATGTAAAGAAGACAATGAACGATGTCAAAGATCCTCAAGTCTTCAAAGCAATCGAAAAAGATCTTTTAAACCTAGCACAACAAATTCCTGTTATGGCAGGAGAGCTTGCAGGCATAGCAGCAGTTGGTGGTCAGTTAGGTGTAGGTGCACAAGATATAGCTAGATTTACAGAGGTTGTAGCAAAATTAGGAACAGCTACAAACATGACTGCAGAACAAGCAGCAACATCTATGGCTAGATTTCTTAATGTAACAAATGAATCTACAGATCAAATAGGTAAATACGCTGCGGTTCTTGTTGAATTAGGTAACAGTACAGCAGCAACTGAGGGCGAGATAATTATGCTTGCTCAAAACTTTGGTGCTACAGGTACATTAGCAGGATTATCAACAGAAGAAATTCTTGCATTCTCAGCAGCAATGAGAGAAACAGGTCAGCAATCTCAAGCAGGTGCTACAGCATTAACAAAATTATTTAGAGGTTTATCAGACGCAGCAAAGATTGGTGGACAGGAAATGGCTGTTTTTGCAGAAACAGCAGGAATGGATGTTCATGAATTTAGGAGATTGATTGAAACTGATATTGGCGAAGCAGCAACAATATTTCTTGGTGGGATCAACGATATGGGTGCATCAGGTCAATCTACAACTGCAATATTAGATGAACTAGGTTTAGGTACTGAAAGAGTTTCAAGAGCTATATTATCTCTAGCTAACAACGAAGAAGGTCTTGCTGATGCTAGAGCTAGAGCAATTAAACAAGCAGTTACACAGAATGCTTTAAATGATGAAGCAGCACAAAAATTTGAGACTGCTGCTATGCAAATACAACAAATCAAAGCTGCTTTAAATGCAGCTGCCATTACATTAGGTCAAACATTTTTACCTGTTTTTAAAGTATTCTTGGAGTTCATATTAGGTGTAGTTGCTGCTTTACAAGGGTTAGCAGAACTATTTAACGAGTTTCCTGCATTATTCGTAGCTCTAACTGTAGGTACAGGATCTGTCGCTTTAGCAATGAAAACTGCAGCTAGTGAAGTTACTACATTTAGTGCAGCAATAGGAAATGCAGCTAAAGCAGTTACCAAATTTTCAATAATTGCAACTGTTGTTGTAGGTGCTTTTGTAATGATGGGTAAAGCCTATAAGAAATTTAAAGAAGACATTGCAGACACAGAAACTATTATGGACGCTACTACTGACATACTAGATAAGATAAGAATAGATTTAACAAATGGTTTCAAAGCTGATCCAATTCAAAAAGAAGATTGGGCAGATTTCTTACAAAACTTACCTGAAGCAACAAGAGATGCTGTAGAGTTTGGTGTCAAACAAGGATTTTTAGGTGCTGATGTATTTGACGCTTTAGTAAGTGGTGCTAAAGATTTGCCTCCAGAATTTACACAATTGTTTGCAGATGTTATTGATCTTGATGAAGGATTTTTTGGTAGAGGAGATCTAGATGTAGTAGAAGTACAAAAAATGTTGAAAATGATTGAAGATAGTGGCAACAGTTCATTAGATCCACTTAAGGCAACTTTACAAGAATATTTAAGTTTGATTACCAAAAGCGATAAAGCATCCAGAGAACAAAGAGACACACTTATGGAAGTGTTAAAAGTTCAATTTGGAATTGTAGATGGTGTCCAAGAAGAACTTGCTGTTAGAAATAAAGAGATAAGTAAAGAACTTAACGATCACTTTGGAATATTAGTTAAAACAGATAAAAGAATTAGAGACATGATGTCTACCGAAGAAGGTAGATTAAAACTTGCTAGAGATCTTGCTAAACAAGGTTTACAACCATTTGTTGACTTATTAGGAGATGCAAATGAAGAAGCAGACGCATTGGCAGAAAACTTTGAACAAGTTGAAAGCAATATTGATGTTCTAGTACGAATGGCTAATGACTTCAGATCTAAAGTTGATAACTTATTTGCTCCACTACAAGAACAATTTGAAATGCAACAAAATGAAATGGATCTTGTAAAAGCTCATGAAACTCATGCCAAACTACACGAAGAACAGCAAGATTTAACACAAGAAGATTTAGATTTACAAAAAGAATTAGCTGATTTAGGCGATGCTGATTTAAGAACTCACGAAGAGAAACTAGAAATGCAAGAGCTTGAAAACGAAGCTGTTGAAATAGAAAAACGACTTCGTGAAGATATGGCACTAAGTGCTAATGACCAACTTCGTAAAGAAAAACTTAAAAAAGAATTAGCTAGAGTCAATGCAGCAGCTGCCCAAGGTTCTTTAGAGTTTGCAGATCTTGAGAAGAAAGCTATTGAAGAACAGATTGCAGAAATAGATGCAAAAGCTCTAACTCAAAAAGATGCAGATGATAAGAGAGCTGAAGCATCCAAAATAGCTCAAAGTGCTGAAGAGCGTAGACTTGAAAGAATTAATGAGGTTGAAGAACGAAGAATTGAAATTGGCGAAAGACTAAAAGAAATACCAAGAGACATTAAAGAAGCTCACTTTGATATTCATAAACTACAAAGAGATTTAGTTAACAATCAACTTGATTTAATAGAAGCTCAAGCTAAATACAACACAATGAAAGAAGATGAGCTAAGAATGACTGCTGAGTTACTAGGTATGAATATGACTCAGATAGATGGTCTTATGACACTTATGAACCACAACAGAGTTGAGTCAAGTATATTTGGTCAAGGTTACATAGATCAATTAATTGGTAACCTACCTCAACTGATGTCTTTACTTGGTTATGGCACAGGTAATTCTGCAACAGGTCCACAAGCAGCAGATCTAATTAGAGATTGGAATTACTCTGGTGGTAGTTTTGCAAATATGAAACCAACCTACAGACACGCAGGTGGATCTTTTATGCCAGGAAAAAATTATGTTGTTGGCGAATATGGACCTGAAACATTGAAAGCTTTCCCTGGTGGTGGAGGAATGATTACACCTATGGATGGTGGTTCTCGTGGTGGTACTGTAAATAATGTTACACTTAATGTAACAGGACTTCCATCAGATCCTATCGCTGCTAGAAGAACTGCTCAGTTAATTCAAAAAGAACTCAACAAGCTCAAAGGCGATGGTAGAAGTGGAATTGTTAGATAATAAATCAGGTAAAGATTTGGAACCTTGTGTAAACTGTGGAGATTATTTTTTTAAAATAAATTATGAAGAATGTAGGAGATGTAGGTAGTGGCAGCAAATAAAGAAGCAACAAGCATGAGACAACTTAAAAGGCAAATGCTTAAAAGAATGAAAAATGGAGAAAATATAAACTTTATGTTGGCTCCTTATTCGAGAGATGTACAAGTAGAAATAGTTACTTGGATCAAAAGGAAATTAGATGGCTAATACAATGACAATAGGTAGAATCACTTTTACCTCCCCAAACACAATTCAAGAAAGTTCTATTCAAACAGGGCAGAGAAACTCTTTGGATAGAAGTTTTAGTTTTTCAGGAATATTGTGTGGCACAGGCACAGGTCAAGCATATATAGATAGTTCTAAAAAATTAAGGGACGAGTTAATCTCTATGGGAAACTCGGACTTATTGTTACCTATAACTTATGAAGGGGATACAACCATGGCAGGATTTGGAAAAGTTACTTCTATGGATGTATCTCCTGTAAAACTAGCAACAGGATATTTTTCTTATAACATAGGTTTTGAGATGAAAGGTCGAGCATCTGAAATGATGTTTGAATCTAATATGTCAGGTGCCTTACTTACTAATTCACATTCTTTAACAACATCAAGCACAACTTATGCTCCTTGGCACGCAGTACCTGTTAATACTTTTAATTACAAAAATGACGCTAGACCTGTTGGAGTAACAAGAGCAACATCAGAAGGTAATTTATCATTTTTCTATGACGAAGATTTAAGAACTTACGCATCAAATTGGATTGTAGATCCTGCAGACTTTTATAAAGGTGCGGCAAAAATTACAATAGACAGTACAGTCAAAGCAGGTTACTTAACTAGAAACTTACCTACAGGGGTAGAAATTTCAAATGGTATATTAAAAATTACTTCTGGTAGCACTACCGACCAATCTAGATTTACTGTTGAGTTTTATGACAATGGTACTTATGGAAGTTCAAGAGAGTTAGCTATTTCATCAGGTAGCTCCGAAACAGAATGGAATGTTTGGCAAACTGTACAAATACTTAGAAATGAACCACAAGAATGTGTAGTTAGATTTACTTCCTATTCAGATGATACATTTGGAGATGGTAGGTTGACTGTAGATATTTCTCTTAAGAGAGGTGCTCATCACGCTTCTATTGTAATATCTGAAGGTGGTACTTCTAATAGAACTGCAGATACTAGAAAAAATTTAAAACTTATAACAGCAAATACTGTTGCTGATAGTACAGGTTATATGTTAGAAAGCAGTACAGATAGCGATGGTCAAAAGTTTCTTCTTGGAAGTCCACAGGGATATACAGCAGATACATCTAATAGACTTATACATTTAGCTACTTCACAATTTAAAACATTTGTTGGTTATGTGTACAACGCTTCATCTCCAGAAAATCATGACACTGCTGATGCTGTAAGAGATCAATACTTAGAAGGATTATTTGAAAATATTAGATTAGTGAGGGCATAGTGGCAGTAACAGAGAGGTTAATGGGACAAGGTAACTTCAGCGTTACTTTCTCACAAGAATTTACACCTACCGAAATAATTGAATCAATAAAAGAATGGGGACACATTGTCATTACCCCTAATGAAGTTGATGTAAGTACTCTATCTGATAGCGATATTTTATCTACAGCTAGATATACAGGTATTGTTTTAAACAGAGCATTAGAAGAAGGTGTTGTTTCAATTAATGGATCAGGTTTACAACTTTATCTTGGAGATGGTCAATCTAAGGGTATGGTTATTGCTGAAAGCAAAAACATTGGTAAAGTTCGTGTTTATACAAATACAACTCTTGCAGAAAGCTTATTCAACTCAACTGTAAGTTCAGGTAAGCCATTTGGTATTATGCGTAACGAAGCAGGCAGTACACAAGCTATTACTCAAGGTACTATATACGAACCATCTGGAACTTATATAGGTCAACATTTTGTTCAAACTGCACTAGGTGCTTTGAAAGAAGTTACAGAATATTTAAATGTAGAATATCGAATTAACCCAAATGCAACAATAGATGCAGGACCTAAAGCAAATTTATTTAATGGTGTAAATACAGATCCTTCAACCATAGTTGTAAAGACAGGTTATGGAGAAGATCCTAATTTTGATGGTGTTGTTCCTCAAGGATTGAGAACAGAGTTTGATGCTGCTGATTGGGTAAATAGAGTAGATTTTATAGGAGAAGTAGGATTTTTTGACACAGCAACAGATGTAGCTGGAGAAGCTAACCTTTCTAGTAATCCATATAAAGACCTGCATGGAAATGATTTAACAAGAGTTGCATTAGTTCAAGAACCAGAAGTACCTACTGATCAACTTAATTCAAGAGCACAGCTTATGCTTACTGAATTGTCTCGTGTTAAAAAGGTTCTTAACTTAGATCTAGAACAATATGAAGTTTCTGGAGATATGAAGCCAGGAGATTTTATATTTGCTTTTGATCCTGATATAGGGTTTGTTGATACAAGTACAGATGCTACTGCAGAAAGTAGAGACTTGTATGAAGTAACCTTTAGAGGTCAAGTTATTACTCCTGTAAAAGTTCGTGTCGTAGGTTTAACTTTTCCAATAGCAAATGGTATGGGTGTTTATTTTAGAGATAAAGATGGAAACTATACAGACTTAACTCAATATGTACAGTTTGAAGGAGGAGCAGCACAAGTAGAGCTTGGAGATGTTATTAGGTTTGTTGGGGACGATATGAGATTTGACGAGTTTTCTCTTAACGAAAAAACTGCAGGTGTGTTCTCAATACCAGATCTTCCAAGCACTCCTACATTACAATCAGGAACATATCTAAACGCTACAGGAGATAGTATTGGATTTATTAGAGTTGGTTTGTCAAAACCTACAAACGAAGATGGTTCTCAAATAACAGATGGTTCTCACTATAGAGTTAGATATAAAAAAACAACTGATAACCAATACTCTTATGTGAACTTTCCTTTTACAGGTGCTAGTACTGAAAGTTTATTAATACAAGACTTAACAGTTGGTTCTACTTACGATGTTGGTGTTGCTGTTGTAGATAAATCTGGTTTTAAGAAAATGTCAGCTTATGATGGAACAGGAGAAGATTTATATACAAACTCCTCAAGTGTAAATGCAAACTATGCTACTAACGCAAGAATTGAAATTGAAAAAGATGGACAAGCACCTACTAAACCTAAGACTGCAACTATTGCAGCAGGTCCATTGCGTGTCCAGGTAACACATTACTTAGGAAAAGATGGAACAGATGGTAATGGTAATCCTTTTGGTAACTTTACTCTTGAAGGAGATGTAGATCACTTAGATATACATGCTGTTGATCAAAGTGGTAATTCTCAAAACTTTACAGTTACTACTGCTAACAAAATAGGGGAAGTAAGAGTTACTTCAGGTAACTTACTTCAACAAATACCTGTTATAGCAACTATAGAAGTAGAAGATTCAGTAGATAAATATTTTAGAATTGTTGCTGTAGATAAATCAGGTAACTCTTCAGATCCTTCAGATGGACAATCTGCAGGTGGTAACTTAATTGCAGAAGCAAATATTACTGATGCAACTATTACTACTGCAAAAATCGGAGACGCTCAAATAACAACTGCAAAGATTGGGGATGCACAGATTACATCAGCTAAAGTAAATGATTTATCAGCAGATAAATTAACTTCAGGAAGTATTATCGGTGGAGAAATAATTGTTGGATCAGGTAGTAATACTTCAGGCTTTATAAAATCACAAAACTATTCTTCAGGTTCTGCAGGTTGGCAGATAAGTCCTGATGGTAGTGCAGAGTTTCAAAATGCAACTATCAGAGGTACATTAAATGCAGCAGATATAACTGCAGGTACTTTAAATGTAAATAGACTTCCAACAATTACGACTACAGAAATAAACTTTACTGCAAGTGATATAGATGGAACTGATCCAGACACAATACTTGCAACAATAAATGCTTCTAGTGAAGGCATTACTATTGACGCAAATAAATTAACACTTACAGGAACTTTACAAGTTGGAGATGATATAACCTCTGGCTCTGTAGGTGGTATCTCAATATCTAGTACTGAATTACAATCATCAAACTATTCTGCAGGTTCTACAGGTTTCCGAATAGAATCAGATGGAGATGCTTTTTTTAACAGCGTTACTGTAAATAATCCAATCATTACATTAAACAGTGCATCTAGTAATAATGAATCAAATGTATCAAGTTCTGTTTTAGGTATAGGTGGAGCAAGAATATATGAAAACTCAAATGATTTATATTTGAGAGGTACATCAATTGTATTACAAGATTCTAATGGTGGTTCTGAAGCCAACCCTTCAGTAACATTTTCTACATCATTTGATAACCCTGGATTTTATGCAGAAAATGATTTCAGTAACACACAAGCAAAACTCTATTGGTCAAGTGGTTCAAACAACATAATTCACTCTGAAAGTGATTATGACACTCTATACATTGATGCTGCCAATATAGCAATTGGTACTGATACAGGTACTGCAAACGAATTTATAGGTAAAAATAGTTCTGGTCAACTTGGTTGGCATACAGTAAGCTCTGCTTCTCATAGTCATACAGAATCAGATATATCTAATATAGGTGCTCACAATCATAGCATAGGAGAAATAAGTGGTCATGGTTCACATTTATCTTTAGGAGCTAGTGGAGGAATAAATGGTAGTTCTGGAAACGCTGCAAGATTTGACCATTCTCACTCTGGTGTAGGAAGCCACTCACACACAGCAAATGATGTTACAGGTACAATATCTATAACAAGTGTATCTAATGGTGGTTTTGTTAACTCTTTATCTTATAACAACTCAAATAAAACTCTTACTGTAGGTGGTAGCGATACTAGAGCAGCACAAATTACTACTAGAACACATCTACCTCAATTAGGCAATAGTTATAACTTAGGAGGTTTTGGACAAGCGTGGGCAACTGTTTATAGAGCTAGCGAAAGTACAGGTTCTGATGAAAGACTTAAAAATTCAATAGAAGATATAGATAAAGGTTTAGATTTTATAAACAATTTACAACCAAGAAAATACAAATGGAACAATGATTCATTAGGATTTTTCTGTGATGTTTGTGATGTAAATTTAGAAGATATAAATGATAGCTGTGATACAGAAGATTGTGAAGGAACATCTATAGAAAAATTTACAATGGAAGCTGAAAGAGATAAGTGGCAATATGGTTTTATCGCACAAGAATTGTTAACAAATCTTGATAGCAATACAGGTTATGGTCTTGCAAACTATGATTCTGAATATGATAATTATTATTATTCTCCAACTAATTTAGTTGCTGTTTTAACTAAAGCAGTACAAGAACTCTCGGCACAAAATGAAGCACTAAAATTAAGAGTAGAGGCGTTAGAAGGATAACATGGCTGATTTAATTAACGAAGGCAACTCCAAAATTGAGGTAGTAGATAATGCTGCCGATTCCTTAGCCAAAATAATTGCAGAGATTAATGGCGTAGAAAGAATAAATCAATCTGCAACTCTTTTAACTTTTAAAAATCCTAACGATCAGTTAGAAACAGGTAATGCTACAGACGACCAAAATGGTGCTGCTAGCTCTTTTAATGGTTTCGCTGTTGCCGATGGTGTAATTCAGGTTCAATCAGGCGATGGCTCTACAATCCCACAATCAAATCTTTATATTGATGGAAAATCTATTATCTCTGATAAAACCTTTGCTATTGGTACTACAGGACAAAAAGAACTTCACTTTGGTACAAATGGAACTCAGTGGGTAAAGATCACAGAAAGTGGTTACTTAGATTTCCAAAAGATGACCATAAATGGATCACAAGGAACTGCAGGACAATACATAAGAAACGCAGGAAATGGAACTATTGAGTGGGCAACTATTGATAGTAATAATGCTTTTGGAACTGTTACTGTTGGTGGTACAAGTTTGGACGCAGGTAGTGTTGGAGATACATTTACTATCGCAGGTGGAGATAATATTACTCTTACACCTGATAGCAGTACAAATACTTTAACTATTGCTGCTACACAGCCAAATATATTTTCAACAATAGCTGTTAGTGGTCAAGATAACATAACTATTGATCAGGCTTCAGATACTTTAAATTTTGCAGGTGGTTCAGGAATATCTATTACCACAGACGCTTCTACTGATACTATAACAATTACCAATACAGGAACAGGTGGAACAACAGAAGATGTATTTAAAAACATTGCTGTTTCAGGACAATCTACTGTTTCTGCTGATAGTTCTACTGATACACTTACTTTTGTTGCAGGAAGTGGTATGGCTATTACTACTGACGACAGTACAGACAGTATTACATTTACAGCAGATCAATCAAGATTACTTTCTCCACTTGGGTACTTATCATATACAGATACAGATGGTTCAAGTACAGAAGTTCCACTAAAGAATTATTTTATAAATAAAACATTTAGTGGTGGTGTTAATGGTGGAGGCACATCTGTAGGTATGGCAACGAGGGCTATTCGTATGCTAGAATCAGATGGTAGCACTTATAATTTTATTATTATGCCTGCAAATAGTTCTGGGGATAGTTTGGTCTTTACTTTCACACAATCTGATGGAACTCAATTAACTAAAGATATAACAATGGCAGCGTAGGAAAAATGGCAGCAAAAAATCCAATTAGAGGCGATTACTCAGGTTCCGATTTAATCGGATTTGCAGAGTTCCAAGCCTCAGACTTTATAGCAATAGCAGATGGTGGTACAGGTGCAATAACTGCAGCAGGTGCCAGAACTGCTTTAGGATTAGCAATTGGTTCTGATATACAGGCCTTTGATGCACAACTAACTGATATATCAAATCTAACTCCAAGCGATGGTAGTTTTATTGTTGGAGATGGATCTAACTTTGTTGTAGAATCAGGAAACACTGCAAGATCTTCTTTAGGACTATCTACATCTGATAGCCCACAATTCAATGGATTAACACTTACTACTCTATCTTTAGATAGCGTAACCTTATCAGCAATTATCACTGAATCTGAAGGATTAGCAGGATCTGATAATGATACATCTTTACCAACAACTGCAGCAGTTATTGATTATGTTGCAGGTCAAATACAAAATGAAGAAAGTATTGAAGACTTTGTTGGTGGAATGCTCACAGGTAATACAGAAACATTAATAACTGTTACCTATGAGGATTCTGATGGAACAATGGATTTCGTTGTTGACAATGATCTAGCAAATTATTCAAACACTAACTCAGGCTTTGCAACAAAAACAGGATCAGAAACTCTTACTAACAAAACGATAGATGTAGATAACAACACTGTTTCTAATATAGAAGTTGATAATCTTAAATCAGGTGTCTTAGATACAGACCTTTCAAGTGTAAGTTCTTCAGATGATACAATCCCATCAGCAAAAGCTGTTAAAACTTATGTTGATGCAATAGATGTAGATGATGATCTAACTGTTAGTGATGGTTCTACTAACTCTACAGTAAACCTTGATAGTGATACATTAACAATTCAAGGAACTGCAAACGAAGTAGAGATAAACAATTCTTCTAATACTTTTACTGTTGGATTACCAAATGATGTTACAGTAGGAAACAACTTAACTGTTACAGGTAACCTAACAGTATCAGGTTCTACAACAACAGTATCTACTGAAACATTAACAGTTGATGACAATATAATTGTTTTAAATAACAATGTAACAGGTTCCCCTACCGAAAATGGTGGTATCGAGATTGAAAGAGGAACTTCTACTAACAAAACACTTATCTGGAATGAAACTGATGATAAGTGGACAATTGGATCAGAAACTTTCGTTGCAGGAACTGTAGAGGCTAACCTAACAGGAAATGTAACAGGTACAGTATCAAGTATAAGCAATCACGATACTGATAGCTTGAGTGAGGGTTCTAGTAATTTATACTATACAACTGCAAGGTTTGATTCTGCTTTTTCAGGTAAATCCACAAGTGATCTTACAGAGGGAACTAATCTTTATTATACAGATGCAAGAGTTTCTACTTACTTAACAGGTGGAACAGGTATTACAGAATCTTCTGGAACACTAAGTATAGACTTTTCAGAATTTGATACTGATAATGTTTCTGAGGGAAGTTCTAATCTTTACTACACAGATACAAGAAGTAGAGGTGCAGTATCTATAGCTTCAGGTTCAGGATTAACTTACAACTCAAGCACAGGAGAGTTTGGTACTTCTGCAATAGCTAATACACAATTAGCTAACAGCTCAATAACAATAAACTCTAATGCTGTAAGCCTTGGTGGTAGTGTCAGCTTAGACACTGACGATATTACTGAAGGTACTTCTAACCTTTATTACACTAATTCAAGATTTGACACAAGACTTGCGACAAAAGATACAGATGCCTTATCAGAAGGTAGCTCAAACCTTTACTATACAGATGCAAGAGTCGAAAGCTATTTAAGTGGTGGTACAGGTATTGATTTCTCATCAGGTGCAATATCTATAGATTCAACTGTACTTACAGAATCATCAACCGATACTTTAACTAATAAAACAATAAGTTTTGAAGATAACACAGCAATTATTTCTTATGCTGTTACTGTCTCTAACGCATCAGGAAGTAATAAATATTTCTTAGATGGCGAAGCCTCTGCAAGTGTAAAACTAATACCTGGCGTTACATATAGATTTGACCAATCAGATAACTCTAACTCTGGACATCCACTTTTACTATCTGAAAGTTTAGATGGAACTACTTACACAACAGGTGTTACTACAAATGGAACTGCAGGACAATCAGGTGCTTATACTCAAATAGTTGTAGATGGTGCTACAGCAGACAGATTATTTTATAAATGTCAACATCATTCAAATATGGGTGGTGGTGTTCTTGATGTACAAGGTAGTGCAATTGTTGAATTTGCTGTAACAGTAGCAAATGTCAGTGGTAATAAATATCACTTAGATGGAGAAACTGCAGCAAGTATTCAACTTGCTCCAGGTATGGTTTATAGATTTGATCAATCTGATAGCTCTAACTCAGGTCATCCATTTAGATTATCTACTACCCAAGATGGAACCCATGGTGGTGGTTCTGCTTATACAACAAATGTAACTACTTCAGGTAATCCAGGTTCTGCAGGAGCTTATACACAAATTGTTGTTAACGCAGCAACAGCAGATACTTTATATTATTACTGTACTGCACACTCAGGAATGGGTGGAGCTTCAGTTGTATCAGTCGCAGGTTCAAGCCTATCTGCTAGTGATACAGATGATTTATCAGAAGGATCCACAAATCTTTACTTTACTAATGCTAGAGCTAGAAGTGCTATTTCAGTTACAGACAGTGGTGGAGATGGATCATTATCCTATAACTCTTCAACAGGAGTAATAACTTACACAGGACCTTCTGCCTCAGAAGTAAGAGCACACATATCTGTAACAGATAGTGGTGGAGATGGTTCCTTAGCATATAACTCAGGAACAGGTGTCATTACTTATACAGGACCTAGTGCTTCTGAAACTAGAGCACATTTTTCAGCAGGAACAGGTGTTACTTTATCTTCAGGTCAAATAAGTATTGGTCAGGCAGTAGCAACAACTGATGATGTTACATTCAATGATTTAACTGTTTCAGGAGATTTAACTGTATCAGGAACAACAACAACTGTTAATACAGAAACAATAGCATTAGCTGATAATGTAATTCTTATTAATTCAAACGCTACAGGTTCTGCATCAGAAAATGGTGGTATAGAAATAGAGCGTGGAGATGACAGCAACAAGACTTTAATTTGGAACGAAACAGACGATAAATGGACTGTCGGTTCTGAGACATTTGTGGCAGGGACTTTTGAAGGAGCCTTGACAGGAAATGTTACAGGAAACCTAACAGGCAATGTAACAGGTACTGTTTCTAGTATTGCTAATCACGATACAGACAGCCTAAGTGAAGGCTCCTCCAACCTATATTTCACTAATGAAAGAGTAGATGATAGAGTAAATGCACTACTAACTGCAGGATCTAATGTATCTCTTACTTATGATGATGCTGCTAACACTTTAACAATTGCATCTACTGATACAAATACACAACTTACACAGGAACAAGTAGAAGATTATGTAGCAGGATTGATTACAGCAGGTACAGATATATCTGTTACCTACGATGACGCTGCAGGAACCTTAACTATCGCTAACACAGCATCATTAAGCAATGAAGAAGTTCAAGATATAGTTGGTGGACAGATTGTAACAAATGGTTCTCATACAGGTATTTCTTTTGCTTACGATGATGCAAACGATGGTGCTATAGATGCAACTGTATCTTTATCTGGATTTAGCACAAGCGACTTATCAGAAGGAACAAACCTTTACTATACAAATGCTAGATTTGACACAAGACTTGGAACTAAGACAACTGATAACCTTACAGAAGGTTCAACTAATCTTTACTTTACAAACACTAGAGCTGACGCAAGAATCGCAGCTGCAAAACTAGAAGATCTAAATGATGTTGGAATATCAACTCCTGGTTCTTCAGATGATGGTAAAGTTGTTGCATGGGATAACTCAGCAGGTAGTTACGCATTATTCTCAGTATCAGGATTAGCAGGTTCAGGAGAATCTAACACAGCTTCTAATATTGGTACTGCAGGTGTTGGTGTATTCGATGGTAAAGTCGGAGAAGACTTACAGTTCAAAAAACTAAATGCAGGTTCTGCCAAGATAACAATTACAGATGATACTTCTAACAATGAAATAGATATTGATTTAGGTTCTGTAGCTGTAGGAGATTTAAGCGATGTAACTACTTCAGGAGTATCAAATGGTCAAGCATTAGTTTATAGCTCAAGCAACTCAAGATTTGAACCAGGAGATGTTACTGCAACATTTAGTGGATTAACAGATACAACTATTACATCTCCATCTAATGGACAGTTAATAAAATATAATGGTTCTGCTTTTGTTAACTTTACTGCTGATACAGATGATATTGGCGAAGGTTCTACAAATCTTTACTATACAAATGCAAGGTTTGATACACAGTTAGGTACAAAAACAACTGATAACTTAACAGAGGGTTCTTCAAATCTTTACTTTACAAATGCTAGAAGTCGTTCTGCTATATCTGTTGCTTCTGGATCAGGATTAGCTTATAACTCTTCTACAGGAGAAATAGATACAAGTGCTATTCCTAACACACAATTAGCTAATAGTTCTATAACAGTTACAGATGGTTCAAACTCTACTGCTACTGCATTAGGTGGAACTATTACATTCTCAGGAACTTCTAATGAAGTAGAGGTTGCTGAGAGTTCAGGAACAATAACTATAGGGCTACCAAGCGATACAACTATAGGAAATGATTTAACAGTTACAAATGATTTAGGTGTAAGTGGTAATGCAACAATTACAGGAAACTTAACTGTTTCAGGAACTACAACTACTGTCAACACAGAGACAATCAACTTAGCTGATAATGTCATTGTACTCAATTCAAATGCAACAGGATCTGCTTCAGAGAATGGTGGTATTGAAATTGAGAGAGGCGATGACGCTAATAAGACACTTATCTGGAACGAAAGTACAGATAAATGGACAGTTGGATCAGAAACTTTTGTTGCAGGCACATTTGAAGGAAATGCTACAGGATTAACAACTTCTGCTGTTACAGGATTAACTGCAGACAGCTCTCCTGCTGATGACGACTTAATACTTGTTTACGATACAAGTGCAACAGCTTATAAGAAAGTTACTAAGTCAAACCTTACAGGAGGTGGAGGTGGAGGTGCCTTAACAGGAAGCCTTCCTTATGTACTATCCGATAGTAGTTCTGATCCTATAGATTTCTTAAATATTGGTGCAACAGGTACTGATATTGATGTAACACTTACAGATGGAACTGTTGATCCTATACAAATTACTTCTTCTAGTGCTAGTGCTACAAGTTTTACTGATGCTGATACAGATACAAAGATATTAGTAGAAGCTAGCACCGATATTGATGACATCAGAATGTTTACAGCAGGAACAGAAAGAATAAGAATAGAATCTGATGGTGTTGTAGATATTAAATCTGCAAAACTAAAAATCAATGGTGGTGCAGGTACAAATGGTCAAGTTCTAACTACAGGTGGCGATGGAACTATAAGTTGGGCTGATGCAGGTGGTACTACTGCTGTAAATGATTTGTCTGACGCAAGTACTTCAGGAGTAGCAACAGGGGATAGCTTAGTTTACAATGGTTCAAACTTTGTACCTCAAAGACCTACAAACATAGAAGACGCTGATGGAGATACAAGAGTTCATGTAGAAGAAAGCTCTGACGAAGATAAAGTAAGAATCGATACAGGTGGCACTGAAAGAATGATTATAGATAATAATGCCACAATGTCAGCAGGTGGTGGTTTCTTCATACATAGAACAACACTTGCTTCAGGGGAAAGTTTTACAATAAGTGCTAATACAGGAACAGTTGCTGCAGGACCTTTAGATATAGAAGGAACAGTAGATGTTGCAGGAACATTGGTGGTTGTCTAATGATCTATTCACACGCAAATTTTCACATACATAGAGCTACTCACGACAACGAGTGGGTGGAATGGGAGGAAGAAGAATGATAGAAATACTTTTTGGTGGGTTATTAGGATTCGCCATTGGTTGGAGTGGAATGTGGACTTACAAGAGCTACAAGCTTATGCAAGAGCCTATTGAACTAGATTATAATATGATAGAGAAGTCTTTAACAGACTTTACAAATAGTCCTTTTGATCCAGAAAACTATTTTAACCAGGGGAAGGCTGAAGGAACAAGTTAATGTCAGAACTTAATGTAGATACAATAAACGAACAAACATCTGCTAATGGTGTAACCATAGATGGTGTTCTAATTAAAGATAGTGCCATTGCTAGTTCTTCTATTACAGGTTTAACAGATGGTGTTAATTTTTCTTGTCAACAATTTAGATTAACTACAAGTCAAACTACTACAGGTAGTGGTGTAGACATAACATCAGGTTGGGAAGTGCCAGACAATACATTGCAAGCAAACTTTGGCAGTAATGTATCAGAATCTTCTGGTATATTTACATTTAGTAAAACAGGTTTTTATAAAGTAGAGGCAATAGTAAAAGGGCAAGGGGGAACTGCTGGCTCTGCACATCATATATTATACATCGTTACCACAAATGATAATTTCAGCACTGAAGCACCTATAGCACGAGCTATAACTCAAGAAGGTGGTAATGGAGACACTGCATATACAGCAGTAGTACTAGATATAACAGATCTAACAAATCATAAGGTCAAATTTCAATATTACAATGGCAGTGGCTCGATAGAAGGAGACACAGACCAAAATAGAACTTTTGTAACATTCACAAGACTAGGAGATACATAATGGCTAGTGAAATAAAAGTAGATACTATATCAGAGAATACTTCATCTAATGGTATTGCTATTAGCAATAATTTAAATCTCAAGTCTTATACAACTACACAAATTAATGCACTAACAGGTATGACTGAAGGTGCTACAGTGTACAACTCTACAGATGGAACTATTTATGTTTACAATGGTACAAGTTGGAATGGTATGTCTGGAAGTACTTATACCATCGATGTTGATTGGTTAGTTATTGCAGGAGGAGGCTCTGGTGGACACCAACATGGAGGTGGAGGAGGAGCAGGAGGTTATCGCTCTTCTTATAATAATGAAACTTCAGGTGGTGGAAATGGTGCTGAAGCACAATTTACTTTAGTTCCAGGTACTTCATATACAGTAACTATAGGTGCTGGAGGTGCAAGTACAACAGGTCCAGGACCTTCCGAATTTGCTAGTAATGCTAATGAAGGGAATGATTCTGTATTTCATAGCGTAACCTGTGTTGGAGGTGGCTCTGGAGGACAGTGGAACTCTCATGTAGGAACTGCAGGAGGCTCTGGTGGAGGAGGTGCTTCACACAATGCTGTAGGAGGTGCTGGAACTGCTAATCAAGGTTATGCAGGAGGTAGAGGCTCTAATGTTTCTAATCACTTCGCAGGAGGTGGAGGAGGAGCAGGTGCTGTTGGTGTAGATGGAGCTCAAAGCAAAGCAGGAAATGGTGGAGTAGGTGTTTCTTCTACAATCACAGGTATTAGTGTAACTAGAGCTGCAGGTGGGGGTGGAGGTGTTTACGACAATAGTAGTAACGCTTCTCACTTAGGTTCTGGTGGCACAGGTGGTGGAGGAGATGGTGCAATAAATAGCTCTGGTCAATCTGTATATATACAAGCTACTGATGCAACTGCTAATACAGGTAGTGGTGGTGGAGGCTCTGCTACACATACAGGACACGATAATGGAGCAGGTGGAAGTGGTATTGTAATACTTCGTTATCCTGATTCTTTTACTATATCTGCAAGTGCAGGTTTGACCTCTAGTACAGCAGCAGGCTCAGGTAATACAAAAATAACTTCCTTTACAGCAGGAACAGGGACAATAACATTTAGTTAGGAAATAATATGGCTCATTACGCATTTTTAGATAGCAACTCAATAGTTACCAATGTAATAGTTGGAAAAGATGAAACAGAATCTACACCTGAAGGTTTTGATAGTTGGGAAGAGTTTTATGCAAATGAAGTAGGGCAAAATTGTAAAAGAACTTCATACAACACAAGAGGAAACACCCACAAACTTGATGGTACACCTTTTAGAGGTAATTATGCAGGTAAAGGTTTTATATACGATGATGTTAATGATGTATTTATTGAACCACAGCCTTATGCAAGTTGGTCATTAAATGAATCAACTTGGTTATGGGAAGCACCTATTGATTATCCAGATGATGGTAAAGGTTACTATTGGAACGAGAATGCACATTTAAGAGATATTACAGCAGGTTGGGAACTGCTAACAGTACAGGAGTAAATTATGTCAATATTAAAAGTAAATGAAATAAGACCAAGAACTACAGGAGCTAGTGTAGATTTTACTGTACCTGTAGGTCTAAAAGCTTATACAACAACTGAAAGAGATGCTTTGTCATCTTTAACTGCAGGGGAAGTGATCTACAACTCAACGACCTCCAAATTGGAAGTGTATAATGGTAGTAGTTGGGATGCAATGGCATCAGGCTCTGCAGGAGCTAGCCTCGGATTAGTAGTAGCCCTTAGTTAGGAGAATCAATGGCAGAAACATTTAAAAATGCGTATCAAGATATTACATCTTCTGCTGCGACTATATACACATGCCCTGCTTCAACTACAGCAATAGTTTTAACTCTTAGGATCACAAATATCGATGGTACAAATGACGATACAATCACTGCTGATCTTATTGATAGCGATACAACAACCAACGCAAGAATAGCTTATACAATTACTGTTCCTGCTGATTCTACATTAGAACTTGCAGGTACTTCTAAATTAGTTCTCGAAGCAGGGGATTATATTCAACTACAAGGTGGAGCAGCTTCAGGAGATTTAGAAGCATTTGCTAGTATTCTTGAGATAACCTAGGAGCTCTAAATGGCTCGTAGAAGACTTCCTCGTGTATTCGGATATAGAGGAAAACCCCCACAAACTCGTGAAGGTAGTGAATTAAACACAACATCAGAAGAAACCTTATCAGGTAAATTTACTTCAGAAGAAGACTATGGACTTAAGATAGCTAATGTCTATGGATTTCAAGCTCCTACAGCTACAGGTGGAACAACATATACAGTTACATTAAGTGATGTTACTTATAAAATACATCAATTTTTATCTTCAGGAACTTTTTCGGTTACAGACACAGGAACTGTTACTTTATTTGATTACATCATTGTTGCAGGAGCAGGTGGTGGAGGAGGAGTAATTGGTGGTGGAGGTGGTGCAGGAGGTACAACCTTATATACTACAGAATCATTTTCTACAGGTTCTTTTTCAATAGTTGTAGGTGCAGGAGGTTCAGGAGGTACAGGTTGGAACACAGGAACTCAAAGAGGATTTAAAGGTGGTACAACTTCTGCTTTTGGTAATTCTGTTACAGGAGGTGGAGGAGGTTGTCCTCATGGTGGTGGTGATAGTAATACATCACAAAGAAGTGGAGGTTCTGGTGGAGGAGGAACAAGCATTGGACCTGGAACAGGTATTGCAGGACAAGGTAACAATGGTGGTTCAGGAGATGGAAACAAAGGTGGGGGTGGTGGAGGAAAAGGCTCTGCAGGAAACCCTAGTGGTAAAAATGGTGGTACAGGTTATGATTTATCTGCTTATTTTGGCTCTTCTGTAGGTAATGGAGGTTATGTAGCTTCTGGTGGTGGTGGAGGAACTCGTTCTGGACATGGAAGTGGTGGTAGTGCTTCTGCAGGAGGAGGAAAAGCAGGTACTAACTCTACATCTACTGCTTCAAGTGGTACAGCTAACACAGGTGGTGGTGGAGGTGGTGGAGGATACCACACAGGTTCTGGTTCACGAATTGGTGGCAATGGTGGAAGTGGAATAGTATTAATTAGATACCAATGGACAGGATAATATGGCTCACTTTGCACAGTTAGATGAAAACAACATTGTAATAGAAGTTGTTGTTGTTCCTAACGAAGAAGAACATAGAGGAGAAGATTTTTTACACGAATTAGGTTTAGAAGGTCGTTGGATACAAACTTCTTATAACGCAAATTTTAGAGGTTTATATGCAGGGATCGGAGATTACTATAACGAAAGTATTGATATGTTTGAAAGACCAGGACATTACCACCATCCTGATACAGAGGATGAGATAAATGCCAATTAGATTCGGATTTCGTGGTGGTAAAGCTAAGTCTTCACAAACTATAAGTAAGGAAGTACATTTAAATGCTTCTGGTGCTTACGATCATGAAGAAGCCTACATGTTAGCTCAAGATGGTTTGTGGGGTGTTGCTCCACTTGATGGTAGTGGAGGGACAGTATCTTATGTAACTAGAGATGGAAAGCCTTATGTAAAACATGCCTTCTCTTATACAGGCTCTGATCAAACATTTACTATAAATTCTTTTGGTACTTCAGGTAAAGCTATTGTTAAAGTTTGGGGTGCTGCAGGGGGTGGTGGTACATCTTATTATAGTAACTATGGAGGACCTGGAGGATTTGGTTATGGGACAGTACATTTTGGAGGAGTTTCAGGTGCAGGAGGATATAGTGCAACTTCTACTACTTTAAAAGTTATGGTTGGTGCAGGTGGTGGTAGAAACACTGTAGGAGAAAGAACTATTTATGGTCATGTTGGAACACATGGCACAGGATATAAAGGTGGTTGGGGAACTAATGCAGGTAATGGTGGAGGATTAACAGGATTATTCGATTCAACAATAACTCACTCAAATTCAATAATTATTGCAGGTGGAGGAGGAGGAAGTGGGCAAGTTAGTTCAGGTGGAACAATACAAGGTGCAGGAGGTCCTGGTGGTGGTGTAAATCAAAATGGTTCTCAAGGATATGATAACTATGATGGTCAACAAGCTTTTGGTAGAGGTGGAACTACAACAGCAGGAGGAAATTCAGGATTAGCATATTACAGACATACAAATGGTGCAGGTCCTAGTGCTATTCATACAGGTGGAGGTGCTTTGATTGGAGGACATGGACATACTACAAACTCATGGACAGAAGGTGGTGGTGGAGGTTCAGGATATTATGGTGGAGGTTCTGGAGCACACGCAGGAAATGGTGGAGTATGGTCTGCTGCAGGTGGAGGCTCTGGATACGCAAGTTCAAGAGTTTCTGATATTACTGCATATACAGGTAGTTATCAATCACAAAATACAAACACAACCTCAGACACAGATTGGGTTTCAGGAGTAAGCACACCTAATGCAGGAAATAGTGGTGGTAATGGTTTGTTAGTAATTCTTTATCCTAGATATGAGGCTTTGACATGAGTGATTTAACATACGCAATAATTAACAAAGAAGATATTTTAGGTATTGATTGGTTTACTGTATACGAAACTAACCCTTCTACTTTAAGATACAGTTTGGATGGAAGTAAAACATTTGTAAAGTTTAGAGGAGATTTACCACATTCCATACAATTAATACATAAAGGTTTATATACACATGAAGGAATACTTGAACTTATGAAAACAGATGAATGGATAAGTGATGTAAGTGAGTAATACTAAATATGGTTATATCGGTGGCGTTGAGCCTGAGCAAGGTGGAAATAATAATAAAGGGGTGTTTTCTACTTCAGAAGTTCAAGATTTAGTTTTAGATCAAAAGTATGGAATAGCACAGATAACAAGAGGTTTAGTTTTTAATTATGACGCAAAGCTAAATGGGATGAGTGGTTCTTCTGTTATAGATAGCTCAGGAAATAGTTTGAACGCAACTGCATATAATGGATTATCTGTTTCAACAAGTTCTTCAGTAGATTATGGTGGAGCATTTGTTTTTGATAGCTCTAATGATTATATGCAAAGAAGTTATAACTCAACCTATATGAGTGGTTGGACATCAAATCAAACAATAAGTTTGTGGTTTAGGTCAAGTGATTTAAGTGGTAGAAGAAACTTGTGGAATCAATCCTATGGTGGTTTAGGAACTATGACACATGAACCAGGCGATACTATCAATTATTACTATGGAACTAATGGTAGTGATGGTAGTCCTTACTATTACTTAAATTCAGGTGGTATACAATCAAATGGAAATGTTGTAAATGTTTGTATGACAAGAGATACCACTAACTTAAAATGGTATAAAAATGGATCACAAGTAGCAACTACAACCACAGGTAGAAGTGCAAGTAATGGTGGACAAGCAGTAAAAATAGGTCATGGATATACAGGAGATTATTGGGGTGGAAGAATGTATATTATTAAATCACACAGTGTAGCTCTTACAGCGTCAGAAGTTTCTACTGAATGGAACTTTTTTAAGTCAAGGTTCGGATTGTAACACTATGCAAACCCATAAATCAGTCTGTTATAATGAGAAAAGATATATATATCGAGGGATAATTCATGGCTAATAGAAAACACTTAATTAGAGTTGTTACGACTGCAGGAGATACAACAGGTTTCTCTGAGTTCGTTGCAGGCTCTACAGATGGTGGACCTTTAATACCAAGCTTTACAACTACACAGAGAAATGCAATATCCTCAGCCACAACAGGCGAAGTGATCTTCAATTCCTCGACCTCAAAGCTCCAGGTATACAATGGTTCAAGTTGGGATTCTTTAGAAGCAGGAGATGTTACAGGTGTTACTACTGACGCATTATCAGGTTTATCTGGTGGTGTTGGATCAGGAGTAGCAGACTTAAATGTCGATATAACAAGACTTGCAGATGGTACTTCTGTAGATGTAGACGAAGATAATGATCTAGTTATGGTCTATGACAACTCAGATACCACACTTAAAAAAATGAACCCTGTCCAACTCAACACTACTGAAGCGTTGCAGTGGATGGGATTATAGGAGAATAAATGGCAGTATATACAGCAGCCGAACTTAATGCTAGTGAGACACTTGGTACTACTGAAGCTGAAATATTCACAAACAGTAATAAAATAATTATCAAGCAACTCTTACTTGCAAACTACACAGCTACTGATAGAACAGCACAGATCAAAATTGTACCTAATGGTGGTACAACAGGAGACGAACATATTGTTTTCGGAGATATAACTGTGCAAGCTAATACAACACAAGTTATTGACTTAGCTACAGTTGTTGCAGCTAATGCTTCTATCAGAGGTAAAGCTAGTGCTGCAAGTTCAATCAATGTACATATTTCTGGCGTAGAGGTTAGCTAATGCCTGAGATTCAGATACCTGAACCAATCTTTCTTGAAAGACTTGGAGGGGACGAGATATATGGTTTTGGGCAAGATGGCGATGTTACTATTGCATCTAACACTTCTCTTACAAGAGATATGTATTACAACAATCTTACAATCAATGCCAACTGTGATTTAGATACTAATGGTTATAAAATTTTCGTAAAAGGTACTCTTACATTTGCTGATGCTACTTCTCGTATTGGTAGGTTCTCTAGTAAAACAACTGCAGGAACTTTAAAAGGTGGTTCTGCAGCAGGTACTACTGCAACAGACACACTTGGTGGAGAAGCAGGGGATAGCACTTTCAAAGTAGTTTCTTATGATAATTCAAACTCAGTTTTTGAAATAGATGGAACAGATCAGGCAGCAATAACTATGTATCATGGTTTTACTTATGAGCTTAATCAATCTCACTATACAAATAAATATGATTGGAATAACAATGGAACTTTGACTGAATACACAATAAGGATTTCAGAAACTTCAGATGGTACTCATGGTGGTGGTTCAGAATACACAACAGGAGTAACAGTTTCAGGAACACCTGGAACAGATGGTAAAACAGTTATAGCTGTAACTGATAGCACACCAAGTACTTTGTATTATTACGCAGAAGAAGCCTCAGGCAGAGGTGGACAAATTAATGTATCTGCTGCACCAACTCCTACTAATCAATTTTTTTCAGGTACTAACGAATTTTTTAATTTAACAACTGCTATTACAGGATCCAAATTTGATCAAGCTACAGGAACCTTTAAAGCTGTAGGTGGTGGTTCTGGTGGTTCCGATGGTACAGAGATACACGCAGCACAAGATGGTTTGCCTGGCAGAGATACAAATTGGGCTAATAGAAATACTGTTGGTGCAAGTGGAGGTAAAGGAACTTCAGGAAATGCTGCTACACCTGGCACAGGAGCTGCAGGTGGTGGAGTGGTTGTAGTTATAGCGAAAACAGTTTCAGGTAATGGAACTATTAGAGCAGATGGAGATGATGGATCTGCTGCTACACAAGGTACTTCAGGTACACCTGCTCCTGACGCACAAACTCCTGGCAACAATTATTCCTATGGGTATTCATATCCAGGTAACAATTATTCTTATGGATATTCTTACCCAGGTAACTCAGGTTCTAATCCTACTAACTATGGTTCTAATCCTTCCTTTACTCATTATCACTACAATCATTATCATCCTGGCAACAACCCCTCTCCACCAATAAATAACTATGTCATTCCTGGAAGTGGTGGTTTTTCGCATCAGCATTATCATTTACATCCAGGTAATAACTATTCTTATCCAGGAAATAACTTTTCTAATCCAACTAACTATGGTGCAAACTATGGTTCTAATAACACTAACTATGGATCTAACTCTGGTTCTAACCCTACTAATTATCATCCAGGGGGAGCTGGAGGAGCTGCAGGTAAGGCCAAAGGTGGCTTCAATGCAGGTGGTGGAACTGTTATACTTGTAACAGGAACCAAACCACTACCAGGTTCCTTAACATTAGCTGCTGCTGCAGGTACTTCAGGTGCAGGGACAGCTACAGCAGGAACTGTAGTTACAGTATTTAATATCGCAGCAACAGATACAGATCCAGGAGCGTAATATGGCAATAGTAGAAGTAGGAAAAGTACCTACAGATTTTGAAAGTTTTGATGTAATACCTGACAGTATTTATGGATCAGGAAACGATGGTAATGTAACTATCTCAGCAAATACTACACTTACTAGAGATATGCACTATAACAATTTAACTATTAATGATGATGTTCATCTTAATACTGCAGGATACAGAGTATTTGTGAGAAACTCTCTTATGCTATCCTCTACTTCTTCAGAACAAGCTACTTGTTCTTTAGGTAGAAAAGGTGCAGCTAGTACATCAGGAACTCTTAAAGGTGGTGTTACAGGAAATGCTACTGACAGTGTAGGTGGTGCAGGAAATGGTACATCAGCAACTGCTCCGACAGAAACAATTAATTATTTTAACCACCCTGATTTAGCTATCCAAGGATACATAGTTCATGGTGGAGACACTACACCTGCTCCTATTTATGGTGGTTCAGGAGATACAACAAACGCAGGTGGTGGAATAGTAGTTTTATGTGCAAGAAATATTAGTGGTTATGGAACTGTTTATGCAACAGGAGAAAGCACTACAGGTGGGGGAGCAATATTCTTAGTTAGCCAAGATATACCATTAACAGGTTTAGCAACTGATGTTACAGGGTATAACGATGGTAATGTCAAAACCTATAAGGTATAGCAATGGCTACTGTAAGAATCTACTACAGTAGAGAAGACCAAGATTATGCAAATCACGAACTTTATGTATTCCCTGGGATTATAAAACCTGAAGGAGAACTTTTATTTCCTTCTGAAGAATTACAAGAAGAATACCCTATAGATTATCCAAGAAAAAAATATCAGTTTACAACCGAAGGTAATTTAGGTTATGTAGATGTAGAAACTAATAATGCTAATAGTTTTGGGTTTTCAGTAAAAAGAAAAGATTTATATCTTCAGTATGGTGGAGAACTATCAGATACAAACTCTGATGGAGAAATACCTTATGCAGATTATTACAACTTAATCATGGGTTATGTTTATAACGCAGACACAAAGTTTTATTCTTCTGTTTATATAAAAGAAAATAGTGAATTTTGCTATGTAGACGATAGTTATACAGACATCGCAGTAATGTTTGGGGAAATGGTACCAAGAGAATCTGTTGATTACGATACTCACGATGAGTGGGATCCTATATATAAAGATATAAGGTTATGGGCGACAGTAGATAGTTATACAACAATAACTTTACCTGACGAAGATCAATTTAAATACAGTTATAAACCACATAACCAATATTCCTCACAACTTAATATGTTATACTTAAATGGTAAAACCTTTACAGTAGGAGAAAACAATATGGACTTATCAATAAGTGCTGACGCTTTAAATGCTGAAAAAGCTGACGCTATACAATCGTTAGAAAAAGCTGTTGCAAATAGTCTATACAAACTTGGCGAAGATATAGACGCTTTTGACGAAGCTGCTTTCTTGGCTGATGTTGATGGCTATAAAGCTACAAAAGAGCAATCTCTTGATGGGACAATAGATTATCTCAAAGTTTGTTTAGACGCTAGAGCTTTATTAGTATAAATTAGCAGGAGGGCTAATGCGTAAAATCTATTATGTCCCTGAAGGACAAGATATACTCGATTATCAAGATATTTGGTTAAACCACACTCAAGAAGTACATAATAATTTATCTGAAAATATTAAAGAATATGTTAAAGATAAAGATGTTGCTCAATGGGTATTAATACCTGAATATACTTATCCTGAAGTTCCAAAATTAATAAACAATCAAGAATTTTATGAGTATCTATTTATAGATGATTTTGCAGTATTAGAAGACAATCCACAGTATGTTATGGAAGCTTGGAAGTTAAATTTAGATAATCCTAAAGAAGAACCAATATTGTATGAAACTTATAATATGCAATGGGAAAAAGTACTGTATAAATTCTTTACTGATCACATACAACTACCTACAGGTTGGTATAAACTAAAATTTATAAAAGATGGAGATTTAGTAGATTCTATGGATATTTCTGTTTATGAAAAACATGAAGATGATACAACTATATATCATAAAAGAGGTAGATGATGTGGAAAGTAGGAGAGCCTAAAGAAGTAGTACCAGGTGTTGTAGCGTGGGAAAAAGTTATTGATGTTCCTGATGGAATAATAGATTCTATGAACGAAGAGGTAGATATTTGGAAACAAAAAGTATCTGATGCAGGAAATAAGCCAGGTAACTATTACACAGTAACAAACGACAATGGACCTGTTAGGTTTGATCCTGAAAATGATTTTCACAGACAAGAAAACAAAAACTATCTAAAGCAAGTACAAGACAACACTTTAAATAAAGTTGCACAATATTTTGAATTGTTTCCTGATGTCAAAGAAGAAATAGGTTGGTTTGAAACTTATCAATACATAACTTACAAACCACCAAAACACATGAAGTATCACAGTGATAATCACGCTACTAGAAATCCTGCAACAGGAATGATGTATGTTACACCATATTTAAGAAGAATTACTTGCCTTACCTATTTAAATGATGATTTTGATGGTGGAGCTTTAGATTTTAGATATTGGAGTGAAAGAGGATACTTACCTTACAAACCACCTGCAGGTTCTTTAGTAATTATGCCAAGTGGTTTTATGTGGTCTCATGCTACAACGCCATTATTAAATGGTAGAAAATCTGCGTTTTTAGTTGCTGTATCTTCTGGCACAGATTACGACAAGTTTTTAGAAACATTAGATATTGAACAAACAGCTCAAAGGGAGTTTATGTAATGATAGAAACAGTGATGGGATGTGTAGAGATAACTAATAATTGGTTAACTGATGAACAAGCACAACACATAATAAAAACAATAGGAGATGCAGATAGAGAACCTAATTGTCATGCAAAATATAAAAAAGCAGACATAGGAAAGAACGAAGATGGTGGTACTTATAGGTCTAATTACTTAATGCCTATTACTTCTAATGCACATGTAGATGACAGTTCTCCTGAATACCGAACAGCTTTAAAAGAAGGAACAGTCAATCACATAGAAAATTTAAGAAAAATACATGATTTGATTGGCGAAAAAATGAAAGCTAGTGTTATGGATTATATTGAAAGGTACGAGTTTTCTATAGGTTTTGATGAAGGTTATACAATATTAAAGTATCAAAGTGGTCAAGAGTACAAAGCTCACTGTGATTATGCACCACATATACCTAGATATTTATCTGCGTTGATACTTTTAAATCCTACAGAGTATGAAGGTGGAGGTACATACTTCACACATTTCGATGTAAATGTAAAACCTGAAACTCCATCATTAGTTCTTTTTCCAAGTAATTATGCTTACACTCATACAGCTTTACCTGTCATTAGTGGAACTAAATATGCAATAGTAACATGGTTAGGTCATCAAATAGACTTTGATGGTATACCACCTATGTGGTTACCTAATGGAGAAAATAAATATTTTAACAGAGCAGAGTTTGGATAATGGAAGCAATAATATTAACAGATTTGTTTAAAGGGACGCAAAAAGATGAAGTGTCTGCATACTATGATCTAGAACATCCTTCTAATGATCCAAACAATTGGGAACAAAAAAGAAATGGTATTTGGGAAAAAACAAATTGCAATGTTGCAAAAATGATGCATTATTGGATGACAGACAGGGTTAGAGAAGTTGTTGACGACAAAAGATTATTGCCATCTTATTTTTGTATACAGTTTGCAGATAATGTTGTAGCTACACCTTCTGATGTTCACATACACGACAATTCTTTACCACAAGACTATGTTGTTGAATATAATCATTACACACAAAATCGTTGGGAAACACAAGTCAATGGAGAGTTCTATAATATAGCTAACGAAACAGCTTTGCTTTACAGTGGTAGCCAAGAGCACATGGCAATGAGTTATAATGGTGGTATAGCATTAAGAATTAAGTTCTACTTTTCTTATCCTGATAATTATTTTTATATTATTGGAGAACATCAACAAAGTGGGAAAATAACTGTTCCTTCAAAAAGAGATGTAAATGAACTTAAGAAAGATTGGTTTTAATTATGGACATAACTTTAGCAACAGGCGTAATAATAGATTATGATGAAACAGATTTAAAAGAGCATAAAAAATTATCAAACTATGCTTTTTACTCTCCCTCTGTCGAATATTATTTAAAAAATGAAAAAGATAATTTAAGTAAAGTAATTATTGTTGGTGCAGGAGTAGGTATTTATAGTAAATACTTAGATAGTGAAAATGTAGAAACAATAAATATCGAACCTGTTTTATCAAGATTTAATAAGCTAGAAGCAAACCTAGATAATGCAACTAATCACAACAAAGCGTGTTCTGACGCAAGTGGTACAGGAACTATGTATTACTTTGATGACGCAAAATCAGGAGCAAAGCTAGACATAGATTTTGGAGATAACTCTGAGAGTGTTGATATTATAACTGTTGACAGCTTAAACATTACTGACGCTGATTTACTTGTTATAGACGCTAATGGTAAAGAATATGAAGTCTTGCAAGGTTCAGCAGCTAGCATAACACCTTCAAACAAAGTTATAGTGAAATGGAACACAGATATTTGTGAGAGCAAAGACGAGTTAGCTTTGTATCTACAAAACTCTTCAAAAACCTGTTCAATACTCCATTGGGAGTCATCTGATAATTCTGTTGTGAAGAAACGATTAGGAACAGCTCAATATCCTTGGGATTTACTTTCTATTGTTATAGATGCAGATATTTTGATGGAGTAATATGTCAAAATGGTGGGAAGCAAAAAAATACAAAAGGATACTAGAAGTAAAAGAACATTCTGTTAAGTATCCTGAAATACAATTTCTTACAAGTCATCAAGAGTATATTGATTTATGTCCTGTAAAGCCTGCTTCTCAATTTAAAGAACCTACTTGGTATAGAAACTTACAGCGTGAGTGGACAGAAATGCGTAATGGTGTTGATAGTAAGTACCATGATGAAAATTGGGACACAGTTCCTTACAGAGAAAACAGCATGAAGAAATGTCCAACAGTAGCAGACTATATGAATTTAGGATACATAATACCTTTGTGGGTAGATTTAAAAATAGATCATAGACCTTCAACAGGATTTAATTGGTATAACAAACACGCTTATGATGACACTATAGAAGCAATAACTTCTCATGATCCAAAATCAATAGGCTCAATGCCTATACCTGAAAATAGTTGGTTTACTGCACTTAAGTTTGGAAATCCTTGGGATATAATTACTCCTCCAGGTTGGTCTGTAATTATTACTCAACCTTGGTATCACAGAAATTTAGAAATAGAAATATTGCCTAGCATTATAGAAACTGATAGTTATCATCAGATGAATATACCTTTTCTATACCATGGGATAGGAGAAAAAACATTCAGACAAGGTATGCCTTTAATACAAGTTATTCCTATAAAAAGAGAAGAGATACCTGATTATAAAGTTTCAACTAGAGACAAAGAAGATCAAATCTATTACAATAAAAGTAGAGCTGCTGAAAGAACAAAGTTTCATGGGTGGTATAGGTGGCTAACTAAAATGAATAAAAAAAGATGGAAAGAAGAGGGTATATTATGAAATGTCCAATGCCTAATCAATCTAAAATATGGTCTCAACCTCTAAACTTAACAAGAAGAACTGCACCTACAGTGGGATTTACTGTCCCTAAAAGAATTAATTCACAGGGACAAGAAAGTGAAAATAGCTTACCTGATGTAGGTTTTAGAACACCAAGTAAGTTTCTTAAAGCTCCTAATGGATGTGTATCAACTTTATATATGCGAGAGAGATTATATGAAGTTAAGTTTCCTTGGAGTAATGTTCAAATACATTTAGAAAAAAATCAATTTGCTGATCAGGTAGATAGATATGGTGGAATGTCTGCAAGAGCTCATTATGGTGGTGCAGTAAAACATTATGGTCCATTTACAGATTTTATACTTGAAGAAAAAGATGCATGGGCTAGTCCAGACATACCTGTCTGCCAAATATCTTTGCCTTTTATATTATTTACAGATGATCCTGAAGTCTGGGTTGATGTTGTACCAAGTGATAGAAACCCTAAATACAATCTTCCAATAGCAACTGTAGGTGGCTTTATGCCTATACATGCATGGACAAGAGGATTGTCATGGGCATTTGAATGGTTAGATACAAGTGTCAATAGAATAGATTTAAGCCATGACTACACAATGTTTAATTTACTATTTTCTAAACCTGTCAAGTTAGAGTATGTGGAGTGGACAGAAGATATGAGTAAGCAGTGGCATCAAATAGTAAATGTATCTAAAAACAGAAGAGAAACAAATCAGCTCTATCCAACAGCATTAGAAAGAAGGCAAAAAAGATTGCTACCAAGGAAAAAATGGTTCGGAAGATAAAAACAAAAAATATTGAGTTTATAACTACAGTCCCACCTTTAGTAGATATAGCTCCACCTGTTCCTGCAGGTCAAATGATTCCTCATTGGTTTAATATGCTTAGTAATGATATACCAGACTATCAAGGTCCATTTCCTAGAGTTGGAGATTGGATCAAGGAGTTTACAGGACATACTATTAAGAAATGCCCTGCTGTTATAGATTATCTTACTGAAGGATACATTATTCCTTTATGGTGCGACTTGTTAATACAAAAACATGGAGAAGAATTGCATTGGGAAAATCATAAACAAGACTATGGTCAAATAGAATTTCATAACTACGAACAAGCACAAACATATCCTTTTGAAGAGGGAGATCATAGACATCCATTAAAATTTATTAGTCCTTGGTTTTTTAAAACACCACCTGGTTGGTCAACAATGTTTATACCACCACTATTAGAAAGAAATGAACATTTTACTTTGATACCAGGTATTGTTGAAACAGATAGCTTTCATCAGATAAATTTTCCAGGTATTTGGCATACGCAAGGAGATACCATACTTAAAAGAGGAATGCCATTCTTACATGTGATACCATTTAAGAGAGAGAAAAAACCTAAATTACTTGTAAGAAAATCTACAACTGAAGATATGGATATGATCAGAGATGAACAAACATCTTTAAGATCTAAATTTACAGGTGGATATAGGGAAATAACTAGAAGATTTAGAAAGTCTTTATGAAAGTATGGATAGATCAAGATTTGTGTACAGGAGATGGCTTATGCCAAGAAATCGCTCCTGATGTTTTTATTGGTTTAAATGATGGTCTATTTTATGTTCAAGAAGTAGTAGGTCAGTTTGGAGAACTAAAAATATTTAGTGAATCTCATGGTAATGACCAAGGTGCTCAAGGTATGGCTAGAGTACCAAAAGGACAAGAAGAAATGGTTATTGAGGCTGCAGAAGAGTGTCCAGGCGAGTGCATATTCATAGAGTTATAATGGAGTATGGTAAATTTATACGATTTAGAGTACGAGCTACTTAAAAGAAGTAAAGTTACTGATAGGGCACCAAAATCTCAGGTTGATAAGCCAACAGGCAATACTTATAGCAACTCAAAAAAAATATAATAATTCTTAATATCTAAATACCTGTATGCACGATATAGTGTGCTATAATTTACCTTGTAAACGACCTAAGGAGAGAACTTATGGCTGAAGAGAAGGAATCTAAAGATCAATCCAAGTCTGTACCACAAGATCAAGTACAGAACCTAGTTGATCAATACAATCAATTAGTTGCTGAAAAAAATCAACTTTTAGGCATAGTAAACGAAATGAAGATGCAAGTAGCTAATCATTCTGTTGAGATTGCTAGTAGAGATACAGAAATTAAAAGATTAAATGGTTTAATTCAACAATTAGTTGGTGGTAATCAGCAAGTCAAAACTGAAGAAGAATAATGCCAAAATATATGGTTAGTTTTGAGGCAACTCAAGATTTTATATTTTCTGATGAATCTAAAGATTCTGCTTTAGAAAAAATAAAAGTTATAAAAAGTTTTATGGATGAATCTGTAAAAGATTTACTCCTACAACATGAGATACAACTACACGAAGATATACAAGTATATATTACAGAGGAGGAATGATGAGTTCTCAACAGGGCAAAAAAAGTTTTTTAAACACACTAAATGAAGTAAGAGACGCAACAAATAATGTTTCAAGATCTAAAGTAGATGTTATCTTAAAAGAACTAGAGCATTTTGATCAAGAAATGCATGATGATCTAGTAATGGCTTTAAAAGATAGTAGTTATTCAGCATCCAATATAGCCAAAACTTTAAAATCATTTAATTACAATATTTCAGACTCTTCAGTTAAAAGATGGAGGGCAATAAATAATGGGTAAATTTAACGAAGAGTTAGATGGTTTACTTAAGAAACAACAAGATATTGAAACAGCCAAAGTTGAAAAAAAGAAAAATTTAGAAACAGGCGTTGAATGGGATGAAAAAAAAGGCAAAGGGCAAGCCAAGATAAAATCAAAAGATAAACCATCCAAAAAAATATGGGATGCACATCTTAAAGAATGGGGTTTTGATCCTAACGAATTTGAAGTATTGAATAATACAGTTCAGTACAGAGGTTGGGACACGAATATGGGAAATGGTCAAGTAGAGCGTATGCACTACTACAAAGCCGATATTGTTAAAATTGGTCAAAATCCTTACTATGATCCAACTGAATTAATAAAAGAAATTAAAAAAAAGAAGCCTCGTAAAAATACAGAAAAAGGAACACAAGCATTTTTAGTCGCACTATCAGATTGGCAACTTGGAAAAGAAGATGGAGATGGTGTAGAAGGTGTAACTAAAAGAGTACTTGAGGGAATTGAACAAACTAAAAATAGAGTTAAAGAACTTCGCAAGCAAGGAGTTACATTTAACAAATGTGTAGTGGCATGTTTAGGGGATCTTGTAGAAGGGTGTGATGGCTTCTACTCGATGCAAACTTTTTCAGTCCAAATAAATCAACGAGATCAACTTATGCTAGGTACAAATTTATTAGTAAAGTTTATTGAAGAATTATCTCCATTATTTTCAGAGATACAAGTTATTTCTGTCGGTGGTAATCATGGAGAAAATAGAAAAAATGGTAAAGCATATACAGATTTTGCAGATAACTTTGATTTAGTTATAGCAGACAATGCAGCGAGAGTTTTTTCTGCTAACAAAAAATCATTTGGTCATATAAAATTTTTAACACCTGAAAGCGATCTTTCTGTAACAGTAGATGTAAATGGAACAATAATTACTTTTGCTCATGGTCATCAGTTTAGAACAGGTGCAGGTGGTGCCTCAATGAAAGCACATAGATGGTTGGAAAAACAAGCAAAAGCTAAACTACCTGCAGGTCAATGTGATATTTTATTATCTGCACACTTTCATCACGAATCTATTTTGTCAGAGGGTGGCATAACTCATATACAAACTCCTGCATTAGATGGAGGATCTTTATGGGTAGAAAATACTTTAGGTTTAACTTCTAATCCAGGAATAACAACTTTTACTGTAGATAACACAGGGTTTAACAATTATCAAGTTTTAAAAAGTTAATAATATACACTTCCCATACAGAAAATATAATGCTAGACTTCTAGTATGAAACTTGAAGTATTGAGAATAAGTTCTCAAACAGACTCTACAAGTGGTATTTTATTCGATGTAACAGATGGAAAACGCAAATTTCTTTGCTATACCATTGAAGACGAATATAGGGCAATTAAGCAAAAACATGAAACGAGAATCCCTGAGGGAGAATATAAGTTAACCCTTCGTAGCGAAGGAGGCTTTCACTCTCGTTATACCTCCAAATATGGTGCTGATTGGCACCGAGGTATGATCTATGTCAATAATGTTCCAAATTTTGAGTATATTTTATGGCACACAGGGAATACAGACGAAAGCACATCTGGCTGTTTAATTTTGGGAGACTCCCAAACAAGCAATTTAGTACAAAGTAATGGCTTTGTCGGATCGTCAGTTAATGCGTATAAAAAGGTATATCCGATTGTGAGAGATGCTATTTTGTCTGGAGAAGAAGTTACTGTTGAATATATAGATTACGACTATATAGAAGGAAAAACTGTTGTAGAGCCTGAAGAAGAAAAATCTTATATATGGGATTTTTCAGGTGTTCCTGAATTTCATGGACCATTTATGGTCAAAAGTCCAATGATTAAACACGATGATGTTAAATTATGGCAAAAGAAAGTTGGGATCACAGCAGATGGATGGTTTGGCAATGGGACAAAGGGCGAAGTTATGAAAGTGCAAAATAAGTTAGATATTGAACCAACAGGTATTTTAGATCTTAATACTTGGAAGTTTACATTTGCAGAAAAAAAAGAACGCTAGACAAATAACACCATTTGCAGGTAGAGAGTTTATATACACATATCCAAATTTACGAGGCGATGATATTGCTGCATGGCAAGATCAAGCAGGAGGTTTGATTGTGGATGGCTATTATAAAAAAGAAGACTCCGAAAGATGCAAACAGATACAAGCTCATAACAATCTTGAAATAAATGGGATTGTTGGAGAAGATACCTGGTATGTAACTTTTGGGAGAGAGGAATAATGTACATTATGCCAGATTATATGAGAACTGCTTTAATTAGAGCAGGTCGTACTTTTGCCCAGACATTCGTTGCAGTGTTAGTGGCTAATCAAGCAGGAATGTTTGAAGCAGATACAATTATGGCTGCAGTTATAGCAGGAGCTTCTGCTGCTGTATCGGCAATTCAAAATGCGTTAGAAGACGCACCATTCCCATTTATGTCAAAAATCCCTAAAGGATAAGTAGATTTAAATAGGCTATAATTAAGAAAGTGGGTAGGCAAATTGCTTGCCCACTTTTTTATTTATGCTAAAAAAACTCAATACTTTTCTTCGCTTGTTAGTGGTAGGTCTTCTGATCTATCCATTTCCTATTGCCTTTGCTACTGAAGTAACAGTAAATGAAGGATTTAGCGACCAAGATTGGGATGGCTACTTTACTATTACAAGAGAAAATGGTAATTCACATAATAGTGTTTATACAGAAAGTAGTAACTATGGAACGCAGGGACAATTTTTAAGTTTATGTCATCAAATAGGTAGTAGTTGTACACACGAATATACTTTTGAATTTTCTAGCGATATAGATGTATATGAAGTAGGTTTTGAAGTAGGTGCAGTAAATAACTCATACTCTGTTACTTTCCATTATTCAGATAATACAACAGAAACAGAAAACAAATCTGCACAAGCTTTTGGTAATGGTGGCTCTACTATGTTTGATACTTTTTATAA